TTTGTTTAACCATATCCCTTATTCGGGATAGTAAAAAAGTAAAGGAATGACCACAGACGAGATAAACAAACTAATCGCTAAGGAATATCAAAGCCTTAGCGATTTAGCTATTCAAAAGAATAACAGTTATAATGGCTCAATTTTTAATCCTGATTGGATTATTAAGCCATCAATGGAATTAACTAAAAAAGATATGATTGAATTTGGAATAGCAGCCAGAGCAAACGATAAAATTAATCGTATCAAAAGCGCAGGTTTAAAAGGCTTTGACGAAGACAATCTAAAAGATTTAATAGGCTATCTTATACTGTTTCGTATCGCTCAAAGTCTAAAGGAATAGTTGTTTATTATCAACAATAACCCTAGATTTGTGGCTCATTATCAACATCGGGAATAGGCAGGCTTTCATAATATTCATTTAGCTTTGAATAAATTACCTCTGGTCTGCCGGGTGAATAAACCAAATCGCCATTTTCAAAGACTATCTCGGTGTAATATTTCTTATTAGTTTTACCTTTAGGAATAAACACCTTAGGGTTTAATTGCGTTATTGTATTTCGAGATAAACAAAAATAGCCTATTGTAGTTTCGTAGTCATCTAATAAACCCTCGTTTAAAAGCCTTATTTTATCAAGCTCATCTATTTCTTCATCCGTGTTAAAAGCCGAGTTTATAGGGTGAATTATCGATATTGAGAACCAAGATAGACTGTCCATGTTAATAGATTTTATTGTTAACTATTTTTAAGTTCTTTATAAAATACTCATCCGTTTTAAGATTTAAAGTAACGTGGCTAAATCCTAAGTTCCATTTATTGATAGGCATAAACATTGGATTCATATCACATAAGCAGCCTTGAGAATGCACACTAATTAATCTGTTATTCATTGTTGGCTCACTATGTGAACTTGTACGGTGGTAATGACCAACCAATGTGTCTTCCATTGTTTTAGTAAAAGTTGCTCGAGCAGGATTTACGCCACCCATACCAAGTAATTCATGACCATGTAAAACAGTTAATTTACCTATTGATATAGAGCGCTTATCTTTTACCGTTTCAATCTTTAACTCACCTAATCTTAAAAGTATATCAAGTTGAAAATCGACAACATCAAATATCTCAGGAGCTTTAACGTAAAGCCATTTTTCCCAACGTTCATCGTGGTTGCCATGCTTATAAATTATTTTAGCTTTTGGAAAATTATCTCTTAGGCTTTGTAAAAACTGCCTTACTGCAATAAACTCGTCGTTAATAGATCGGTGGCGAAAGTCTTTTTCATGACGGCTTATATTTGCGAAGTCTATTAAATCACCATTAATTAAAATACAGGTAACGTTATTGTCTAAACCATATTGTAAAGCCGTTTCAATAGCTTTATTGTTTTGGTATGGAAAGTGCAAATCACTAATAACTAAAGTTGAGGTTTGTTTTATTTCGTATGTACTAAAATCATTCGAGTAACTTTCTGGCAAATTAAAAGGATTAAGCGGTTTTGGTGCTGTTCTTAGACTTTCATCTTTAGTTTTGTTTTTACCTAATTGCCCCGTGTGTCTTCTTATGTAACTTCTAATGGTATCAACGGTTGTAAACGTTAACGGATTATCTTTATAAATTTTCCTAGCTAGTGTTAGATTGGGAGTATTAGGGAATTTAACCATATACTTTTTAATTATTTCCTGCTTAGTTAATTTTGCCATAAGTTATAATTTGTTCAAATATAAACAATTTTGTTTACTTTTACATTATGCATATAATAAATATCAAACCGTTATCAGTAAACCAAGCATGGCAAGGAAAAAGATTTAAGACAAATTTATACAAACAATACGAGCATGATGTTTTATTACTACTGCCAAAGATTAAGATAATAGAACCACCTTACAGGCTTAATTTAATAGTAGGATTTAGCAATAAAGCAAGTGATATTGATAACATTTTAAAGCCATTTTTAGATATTTTACAAAAGAAATATGGCATAAATGATAAGCATATTGAAGTTTTACATATTGAAAAACAGATAGTTACAAAAAAAAATGAATTTATTTGCTTTGAGCTGTTGCACAATCAAAAATAATTTTTTATATTTGCCCAACCTAACTGCAAGTAGGATGTAAAATAATTACTCGAAAAGCCCTTTATTAAACGTCTTGCAGCGTTTTTTAGAGGGTTTTTTATTAACGGTCAATTTGCAACCATATAGCAAATAAAAATTATGAATGTAAAAACAATTTATTGTTGTGATGACGTAAGTCATAAAACAGAACTATTAGCTTATGCTAATCAATCAAACCAAATTTATATTGAAGTATATTTACCAGATGATGATTCTGGTTACTATTCTCAAAGTATTGTTTTGGATAAAAAAACTGCCATAAGATTGGTTAAAGATCTTAAAAGACAAATAGCTTACATTAATGAAAGTGAGGTTGGAAATGTCTAAATTAGGTTATACTTGGTATCCTAAAGATTGGGGTAATTCTGAAAGCGTGTTTGAATTAAATTTAACAGAACGTGGTTTATATAGAGAATTTATAGATCTTGCTATGTTAAATGATAATACTACTGAAATTAAAAAAGATGTTTGGATTCGTAAATTTTGTGTATCAAAAGAAGATTTAGACTTTATTTTATGTAAATTAATTACCCTAAATTTAGTAGAAATTATAGATAATATTTTATTTATACCAAGCTGCGAAAGCCGTTTAAAATTGGTACGTGGAGGTAGTAATGGGGGTAAGAAAAGTAAGCCTACCCCGAAGCCTTATAGTAAGCCTACCCCGAAGCCTTTTAGAAGCCTTGACGAAAAAAACACGAAGCCTACCCCGAAGCAAATAGAAAAGAAAGAGAAAGGAAAAGAAATAGAAAGTAAAATAAAATTAATAGATATTTATTTTGAAGATTTTAAAAATTCATCCTACCTTGAAGATATTTGCAATAGGCAAAAAGTAACCAAAGAACAAGTGTTAAATAAGTTAGAAGATTTTAAATTAAAAATGAATTTAGAATATCCTGACTACATATCTTTTTGCACTCATTTTAAAAATTGGTTTTCTAAACTTGGAATAGTTGGCGAAAAGAAAGAATATTTACTAACTTCGCCACAAGGTAAACATAAGTTTATATTTACAGAAGACGAACTAAAGGCTAAAAAGCTAACTGGTTACTGGAAGGAGCAACATGAATTATGATAGTAATTAACCCAATAGACAAAAAAGAATATACCATCGAGGTAAGCAAGAATGGTGAAAACCAAATGACTTGCCCTGAATGTTCGCCTAATCGTAAAAAGAAAACGTTAAAATGTTTTAGCTTTAACCTTAATAAAAATGCAGGTAGGTGTAACCATTGTGGTGTTGTATTGGTAGCTAAAGAAGATAAGCCTATTTTTGTAGAACCTGCAAAAGTTTATAGTAAACCAATTTGGAAGAATAAAACAGAATTATCAAATAATGCCGTTAAATGGTTTGAAAGTAGAAAGATCACACAAAGTATATTAAATGAATTTAAAGTTACTGAGGGTCTTGAGTGGATGCCACAAACCCAAAATTCAGTTAACACCATACAGTTTAATTACTTTAAGTTTGGTGAACTTGTAAATGTTAAATACCGTGATGGTGCTAAAAACTTTAAACTATTTAAAGATGGCGAAATGATTTTTTACAACCTCGATGCCACAATTAACAACAATGTGATAATAATTGTTGAGGGCGAAATGGATGTTTTAGCAATGGCTCAAAGTGGTTTTAAGAACGTTATATCAGTTCCAAACGGATGCAACGATAAAGGCAAAATTAACATGGACTACCTAGATAATTGTATAGATTATTTTGTAGAGGATTGCAGGTTTTTGTTAGCCTTAGACAATGACAAGGTAGGTAACCGATTAAAGGATGAATTAGCCAGACGTTTAGGTTACGAAAATTGCAGTACCATTACCTTTAAAGATTGTAAAGATGCCAACGACTGCCTAATTAAATACGGAATTATTGGGGTAACTGAATCTATTGAAGCTGCAAAAGAATATCCGATTGAGGGGGTTTTTAATGCTATTGATATTCAAGACTCAATATGGGACTATTACAATAATGGTTTACCAAGCGGCTTTGGTATTGGGATGCATGAGTTTGATATGTTTTTAAAGTTTCAACCCGGGTACTTAACAGTAATTACAGGAATACCCGGACATGGTAAAAGTGAGTTTTTAGACTTTTTGATGTGCCGTTTAAACATTTCACACGATTGGAAGTTTGCTTTATACTCACCAGAAAACCACCCATTGCAATTACACTTTAGTAAGTTAGCTGAAAAGGTTATAGGCAAACCATTTGACGGGCAAAACAGAATGTCACCTTTAGATCTTACAACTACAATAGAATATTTAAAAGACGTTTTTTACTTTGTTAATCCTGCAGAAAATTTTACACTTGACAATATTTTAACAGCCGTTAAAAGTCTAGTCCGTAAAAAAGGAGTTAAGGCTTTTGTGATTGACGCTTGGAATAAGTTAGAACACAATTACAGTACAAACGAAACTAAATATATCTCTGAACAATTAGATAAAATAGTTACATTTTGTGAAAAGAATAGCGTACATTGTTTTTTAGTTGCTCACCCAACTAAGATACAAAAAGACAAAGCAAGTGGAAAATTTGAGATACCAAACCTTTATTCCATAAGTGGTTCTGCTAACTTTTACAATAAGGCTGCAAATGGAATAACAGTTTACAGGGACTACGAAAACTTTATTACTGAAGTTTATATTCAAAAAGTTAAATTTAAACATTGGGGACAAACTGGATGCTGCCAATTAGCTTGGGATAAAACAAACGGTAGATACTACAAAGGTATGCCAAATAATGATAGTTGGATTCAATCTAATAAACCAAAAGAACTTCAACAAAATGATAACTTTTTAACAAGCCCACTTGATATAATCACAAACAACGGTAAAAACGAAATAGATCCATTTTAGATATGACCCCACAATTAGCCTACCAAATAATTAAAAACTACCTTAAAACACACAGCCTGCCTACTAAAGATGTGGATGTTTGGGTAGGTGATGTTAAATATACTTGGAATTATTTATTAAAATTAACTTATGGTATAAAATAAATTATTATATTTACATCCGATGACGCATAAGCAAGTAATCGAGGTTATAATATCAAATGACAGTTTTTTGAAATACTGCCACAAATTGGCGTCACCACGTACACACATAGCAGAAGACTTATACCAAGAAACTATCCTAGCTATCTGTGAAACTAAAGATGATCGTTTTGTTAAAGCCTATAATGATGGTTACCTTAGCCCATTTGTAATTAAAACAATTAGGAATATTTGGTTAAAGAGAAACACTTTTAAACAACATACAGATGGCTCAACTTCTAACTTAATGGAATA